GCTTCAATAAAACGAATCAAAGACCATATTTCACAACAAAGACTTTTTTAACAACGTTTCGTTAAAAACTACGTCTATACACTATTAGAAAATAATCACTACATTTGTTTAAATACTAATCAATGAAATGGCTTAGTAAAGTTGCAGAACATCACGAAGACTATTTACGCATCGTAAAGAGTTTAGGAGTAAACGACTTAGCAGAAGACATAGTACAGGAAATGTACATTAAGATAAGTAAGTATTGTTCACCGGAACGCATACTACAGGAAAACGGAACTGTAAACAAATACTACATAAGATGCGTACTTTACAATTTAGTGCATGACTATCGTAAACAACAAAACAAGCTAAACAAAGTTAATATAGAAGAAGTGTATAACTTAGGAGTAGAATACGACTACATAGAAGAAACGGAAGCTTTTACTGCTTTGATTCATAAGATAGATAGCGAAGTAGAAACTTGGCATTGGTATGATCAAATGTTGTTTAACCTGTATCGTGAAAGTGGTAAGTCAATACGCAAACTTTCTGAAGAAACACGAATAAGCACAAGCAGTATATTTCAGACGTTAAAGTATTGTAAGAATGAAATACGAATAAATGTAGGTGAAGACTATGAAGACTATATAAACGAAGACTACGAAATGATATGAAAGAAAAAGATATTAAAGCAGAAATTAACAGACTGCAAAGCAAGATAAACGGCAATGCAGAAGAAGACAATGAAACACTTGAACAAATAGAAGAACTTCAAAAAATTTTAAATAAAACAGATGGCGAAGAAAACAACAAAAAAACGAACGACTAAAAAGAAGTCTGAAGGATTAGGAGACACAATAGAAAAGATAACAGAAGCTACAGGTATAAAATCTGCAGTAAAATGGTTAGCAGGTGATGACTGTGGGTGTGAAGAACGAAAGAATAAATTAAACAACTTGTTTAGATATAAAAAACCTTTGTGCCTACAAGAAGACGAATATAAATGGCTAAACGAATGGTACGCAATAGACAGACATGTAATGAAGCCAAGCGAACAACGTAAAATGTTAGAAATATACAATAGAGTATTTACGGCTAAACAACAAGCTACAAACTGTGCAAGTTGTTTAAGAGAAATAAACACGAACATGCACAAAGTTTATAAAACTTACGAAGATGGCGAAAAGAGGTAGACCAAGAAAGATAGAAAGCACAGAACAAATGTATGAAATGTTCAAAGCTTACAAACTTCACAGAAAGACGAATCCAAGAATTAAATACCACTTAAACCAAAGAAGTGGAGACATGGTAGGAGAACCATTAGAAGTACCGTTAACTATGGAAGGTTTTGAAATATTCTGTTGGGAAAAGTATGACTTAACTATAAGCAATTACTTTGATAAGAAAGAAGAATACAAAGAATTTTATACTGTCTGTTCACGCATACGCAAAGAAATCCGTGAAGACCAAATAACCGGCGGTATGGTAGGTCAGTACAATCCGAGCATTACACAACGTCTAAACGCACTAAAAGAGCAGATAGAACAAACTAATATAGAGCAACCTTTATTTCCGGATGTTAAAGAGAACGACAGCGATCAATAAAATCTTAGCGTTAAAAAAACGAATTAAGATTATACAAGGTGGAACAAGTGCTTCTAAAACTTATGGCTGTTTAAGTGTGCTTATAGACCGTGCAGCTAAGAAATCAAATTTAGAAATTAGCGTAGTAGCAGAATCTATTCCACATTTGCGTAGAGGTGCTTTAAGAGACTTTCTTAAGATAATGAAGTGGACTAACCGTTTTGTAGACGAACGCTTTAATAAGTCACTATTAAAATACGAATTTGCAAACGGAAGCTTTATAGAATTTTTTAGTGCTGATGTTGACTCAAGTAAACTTCGTGGAGGTAGAAGAAATATTTTATATATAAACGAATGTAATCAAGTTAGTTTCGAAAGTTTTTTGGAATTGTCAATTCGAACAAAAGACGAAATATTCTTAGACTACAACCCAACTGCAGAATTTTGGGTACAAACAGAACTTGAAGGACAGGAAGATGCAGAAAAGATAATCTTAACATACAAAGACAACGAAGCTTTAGACGTAGGCATAGTAGACCAAATAGAAAAGAACATAAAGAAAGCAGAAACTTCTAACTATTGGAAAAATTGGGTAGATGTTTATGTAAACGGTATTATGGGTAAACTTGAAGGCATCGTCTTCAGTAATTGGAAGCAAATTGACACAATACCAAAAGAAGCACGACTTGTTGGCATAGGTCTTGACTTTGGATATACTAATGATCCGACAAGCTGCATAGAAATCTATAAGCATAACGAAAAACGAATACTAAACGAAATAGTCTACCAAGCAGGTCTGCTTAATTCAGACATAGCAAAGCAGTTGCCTAAAGACGTACCTGTTTATGCAGATAGTGCAGAACCTAAAAGTATTGCAGACATTCAACGCTATGGAATTACAATTAAAGGCGTAACAAAAGGTCGTGACAGTATTAACTACGGTATTGACGTTATGCAACGTGAAAACTATTTAGTTACGTCTAATAGCACGAATCTAATAAAAGAACTTAGGTCTTACTGTTGGGACACAGACAAGACAGGTAAACGACTAAACAAACCTGTAGACAACTACAACCACGCAATAGATGCAGTGCGTTATCACGAAATGGAAACGTTAGGAATGAACAAGAATTACGGAAGCTATAATGTTCTGTAAAGTACAAAAACACGAAAATTAAGTTATTACTATATGAAGTTAGATATTACACTTCCGGAAAAACTTGCAGATATACCTTTACACAGGTATCAAGAGTTTATATCTATGAAAGACAAAAGCAACGATGAAGAATTTATTGCGCAAAAGATGATACAGATATTTTGTGCAGTAGACTTATCAAATGTAGGCAGAATAAAAATGAAGCACTTAAACGAATTGATCGAACACTTTACAAAGGTGTTTAGTCAAAAACCTAAATTAGTGCATAGGTTTAAAATTAAAAACATTGAGTTTGGTTTTATACCACGATTTGATGACATTACTTTTGGTGAATACGTTGACTTAGAGAACTACTTAAAAGATTGGAGTACATACCACAAAGCTTTAAGCGTAATGTACAGACCTATTAAAAGAACGTTTAGTAATAAGTACGAAATAGCAGACTACGAACCTAACGAAGATATGCAGGAGTTGATGAAACACGCACCACTTGATGTAGCTATAAGCAGCAGTTTTTTTTTGTCAAATTTAGGCGTAGAATTACTGAAAGCTACGCAGACTTATTTGGAGAAACAACTGAAGAAGATGAAGAAGGATTCAATCAATATTCAGAACGATTCCAATTTGCAAAGCATTGGGGATGGTATACAAGCATCTATGGACTGTCTGACGGAGACATTACAAAGTTCGACCAAGTTACAGGATATAAACTTACTAAATGTCTCACCTATCTCACGTTCAAGAAACAAAAAAACGAAATTGAAGCAAGAGAACTTAAACAACAAATGAGAAAATAATGGATTTTTTTAATATCATAGACAAACTAAAAGCACACTTTGACGGAGACGTTTTAGTAAACACAGTAACACAAGGCAACCTGTTTGACATAGACTTAAGCAAACAAACTATTTTTCCTTTGGTGCATATTATTGTTAACACGGCTTCGCTTGAATCTAACGTAGTGCGTTACAACATATCTATATTAGCAATGGATATTGTAGACATAACAAAAGACGAAGAAGAAAATAAGTTTGATGGCAATGACAACGAACTATATGTATTGAACACGCAGCTACAAGTCTTGACACGATGCTATGAACTTTTGTTAAGAGGTGACTTATGGACTGAGAAATTTCAAATAGACGGCAATCCAACTTGTGAACCTTTCTTTGATCGTTTTGAAAACAAGTTAGCAGGATGGACAATGACAATGGATGTATTAATACCTAACGGAATGACTATTTGCTAATGGCACAATTTACAAACGTACAACAAGCAATAAACGAATTTAGTAAAAATGTAATTCGTGAAGCAAGAGAAAACTTGCAAAGACAAAACACTACAGGAAACTTAAGACGTTCTTTAAAATCTTTTGTAAGACAAAGTCCTAATAGTATTGAAATAAGTTTTGAAATGGAAGAATACGGTTTTTTTCAAGACAGAGGTGTAAAAGGTACAAAAGGTGGTAAGAGTTTAGATGGATATAAGTACACGACTAAAATGCCTCCACCAAGAGCATTTGATAAATGGGTAATAAGAAAAGGAATAGCACCAAGAGATAAATCCGGTAAGTTTAAAAATAGAAAAGGTTTGAACTTTGCGATAGCTAAAAGTATTTATGAAAAAGGAATAAAACCCACACTTTTTTTTACAAGACCATTTGAAAGATATTTTAGAAGACTACCAAATGACTTAGTACAAAAATACGGTCTTGACATAGAAAAACTATTTGACCAAATAACCGCAGCAAATTTAAAATAATGAGTATAACACTTTCACGTTCACCGTACATAATACTAATAAACGAAACAGGTCAGACAGGTTCTAAGATAGAATTGTTTCTTTGGACTACAGGAAGCCAACCTGCTTCACCACAATACACGTTAAGCAAAAAAATACCTGCTTCAAACAACATTAAGACTTACTACAATGTTTCGCCTTATGTAAAAGAATACTACAACTTTACTAATTGGGCAAACGGTGGAACGGAGCCTTACAATAGTTACGATACAGACATAAGCACTAATTACATAGTAAACTACGCAATTAAGAAATACAAAGACGTAAGTGGAACATACACTTTGTTAGGAACAGACACAGGTCAGTTTATGGATGGCTATAACTACTATATGGAAGGTTTTAATACTGTAAGCAGTCAAGTTTTACTTTCTGAAGGAAGATATTTTTACAACCACGAAAGTGGTGTAGGTACAAGTTTACCACAAACAATGGCAGGAAGTTTTGACGTTGACCTTGAAGTAAACGATGCTATAAGATACACTAACTTAGTTACAGGTGCAACGAATACAGTTACGGCTACGACTGCAGGTGTTAAAACGTTTAGTAGAGTTTACTTACCTAACTTATCACAAGGTAACAAAGTAGAATATTTAGGTGGTGGTAGTGCAGTACGTTGGACAGGTTACTTTGAGCCACAATGCGAACCAAAGTACACACCTGTCGCAGTAGACTTTATAAATCGTTACGGAAGTTGGGCAAGAATCTTTTTCCAAAAAGCAAAAACACGAAACATAGAAGTAAAAGCAGACAACTACAAAGTAAACCCAAGTGTATTGCCTTATGTACCTACAAGCGAAGGACAAGTAAAAGAATTTAACAAGAACGGCAAAGAAACAATAAAGCTTAATACAGGATGGGTAAACGACTTGTACGGTGAATACATTGAAGAACTATTGCTTAGTGAAAAAGTTATGCTTTATGATCCGGAGAAACTTTACAACAACCAAGCAAAGTACACACCTGTAAACGTTCAAAGCAAAAGCTTACTAAAACAAAAAGGCATAAATAAAAAGGTAATGAACTATGAACTTACTTTTGAATTTGCCTTTGACTTAATTTCAAACGTAGTATAATGCGAACAGTACAAGTTTACATAGAAGGTCAACGCTTAGACTTATTTGATGACGAACAAATAAACGTTACAAGTACGCAGCAAAACGTGCAAGACATTAGCAAAGTATTTACAGATTTTAGTCAGTCTTTTAGCGTTCCTGCTTCGCCAATCAATAACGAAATATTTCACCACTTCTATGAAAACGACATAGGAGACTTTAACGATGTAAACACGTTGTTTGATTTTAACATAAGACGAAACGCAAACATAGAAATAGACTTTACACCTTTTCGAACAGGTAAAATAAGTCTTGAAAAAGCAGAAGTAAAAAACAACAAAGCGTATAGCTATCAGATTACTTTCTATGGTGATGTTATTAGTCTTAAAGATAAGTTTGGTAATGACAAACTAATAGACATAAAATTTAATACTACAGAATTTACATATAATGCTAGTGAAGTAAAAACACGGATTATAAACGGTGCAGTAGATTATGACATACGTTTTCCATTAGTATTTAGTAGAGACATAACTTACGGTGGTGGTGGAAGTACAGATATAAACCCAAGTACAGGAAGTGGTGCAGTTAAGTTTAATGAGTTATTTCCTGCTTTAAAAGTAGAAACAATTTTTGCGGGTATGCAGACTAAGTACGGTGTGACTTTTAACGGTACATTTCTAAGCACACAACAATTTAAGAAGGCGTATTTGTTTTGTCAAAATGCAAATGAATTTGTTTTTAAAAGCAAAGCACAATCTTTAGACTTTACTACAGGTGCTTTAGGTGGCAACAACTATAATAATGCTTTAGGTTTTGCAGACTACTTTGACTTGACTAATGACGTTTTAAACTACACGCACCAACCTGTAGAAACAGTCTTTCCAAGTTTGCCAAGTGGTTATTCTGTTGTAGACTATCGCAATAGAGTAGGTGCAAGTGTGTTTACTACGTCTTCAGACACATACTACTTAGACGTTTTTTCTAACGGTCAGTTAGTACAAACAATAGAAGGTACAGGCAATGCAAGTTATGCAATAGCAGACGACAACGGATTTAACAACACGTTAAACAGAGTTTACAATTTTAACGTAAGAGGTAGTGCTGCTATGACTATCAACATATCTATAAGCTACCAACAAGAAGCAAATATTTTTAATGGTTCAAATACTATAACTATTCAAAATTTGTTTTATGCAAGAACTACGCCTTTTAGTTTATTAAGCACTTTTGGAGTTACAAGTTATTTACCGGATATGACGGTAGAAGCTTTTTTTAAAGGCATTTTACAAATGTTTAACTTGACTTGCTACGGCACAGACACAGACGTTTATCAAATAGAACCTTTAAGCGAATGGTACGCAAAAGGTGCAGTAGTAGACATTACGAAATACACGGACATAGAAAGCATTAATATTGATCGTGTAAAGCTTTACAAAAACATAGAGTTTAAATACTTAGAAAGTGAAAGTGCTACAAACACAATATTTAAAAATCTTACAAGTAGAGGTTATGGTAATACAAGCGTAAGTTTTGACTATGACGGTGGAGACTTTAAGGTAGAACTACCTTTTGAAAATTTAATGATGCAAAAGTTTTTAGGCACTACTTTGCAGATAGGCGAAACCTTAAAAGAAGACGGAAGCCAATATACGCCAAAACCTGTAGTTATGTACCAATACACAAACCAAACTACTTCGTTTAGATTTACAGACAATAGCACACCTGAAACACTAACGTCTTATGCGCCTTTTGGTCAAGACTTGTTAGACACAAACGTAAACTTTACGCTAAACTTTAATGCAGACATAAGCACGTTGTTAGATGCTATTGTACCAAATACTTTGTTTAGTGTTTACTATGAACCATACTTAAGCAACTTGTTTAATCTTAAGAATAGAGAAACAAGCGTAAAGACGAACTTACCTATTAGTTTACTTACAAGTCTAAAACTAAACGACAGACTTATAATAAGAGATAAACGCTACACTATTAACGATATGAAGTCAAACTTAACTACAGGTGAAGTAAGCTTTGTTTTGTTAAATGACTTTAGCGATGTAATAAGTCAAGGTGGTGGCGAACCTATTGGACCTTTAGAACCTACGTTAGATGCACAATGTATTGACGTTAGAATATTGTTTCCAAACGGTGCAGTAAGTGCTACAGTAGCAACAAGTGATGCAGGTGTTACAATTACACCAAGCACGTTAACAACAGACGGCACAGTAGAAGTGTGTATTCCGGCAAACACAGACACGTTACAACTGATCGTAACCGAAGACGATGCAGACAACATAAACACGGAGGACTTTATACGCTTAAGAACAGAAGAAGGAAACCTTGCTATCTACACTTTAACAGTTACCTATACTTACGCAGATGGAACAACAGTAGCTAATCAAATATTTATACAACAACAACCGTAATGCTAAAACACATAATAGACTTACTACAAATAGACGACTTCATAGAAGAAGGTTATAACATACAAGTAGCTAAAGGACTATACGCTATGCCGAAAGGACTAAAAGAAGCTTGGAAACAAAAGAAAAGAGAACAACATATAAAAAAGCTAAAATAACTTATTGTGAAAAAAACTATAGACATAAACGTAACTAATAATGCAGACACGGCAGCTGCAGACTTTAGAGAACTTAATAAAAGTGTTGCAGGTGTAGACAAGCAAGTAGAAAATTTAAATAAAAGCAGTAATGACGGTGTAACAGGTTTTAAGTCTTTAGCAAAGTCTATTAAAGCACTTGGTGTTGCATTTAAAGCTGCCGGTATTGGTCTTGTAGTTGCTGCTTTAGCTTCCTTAAAATCGGCATTTGAAAGTAACCAAGAAACTGCAGACAAGTTTAACGCAGTTTTAGAAACCATTTCTATAGTATTTCAACAGACTGTAGGAGTTATAATTGATGCAGTAAACGCAACAAGTGAAGCGACAGGTGGATTTAAAGCTTTAGGTAAAGTAATGGGTGGTATTATAGACATAGCACTTGCACCTTTTAAAGCAGCTTTTTTTGGTATTAAATTAGCCGTTCTTGAAGTACAACTTATATGGGAAAAGTCACCTTTTGGTAGTGGTGACGTTAGTGAAATTAAACGACTAAATAAAGCAATAGATGAAACACAAGATAGTTTAATTGGTGTTGGTGTTAGCGTATTAGAAGCAGGTGGTGAAATTATAGATAATTTAGGTGCTGCCGTTAATGAAGTTGCTATGCTTACAACTGAAACGATAAAAGGCGTTAAAGATATATCTATAGAAGCAGCCAATGAACAAGCAAAGTCATTAGTAGCAGCAAGAAACGCTGCACAAATAGCAGTAGCAGAACAGTCAAGACTTGTTGAAGTTTATGACAGACAAGCAGAACAACAAAGACAAATAAGAGACGAAGAAAGAAATAGTATTGCAGAAAGAATAGAAGCAAATGAAGCACTTCGTGAAGTTTTAGCAAACCAAGAAGAAGCAATGCTTAAACAGGCAGACTTACAAGTAAGAGCCGCACAGTTAGAACTTAACAGAAACAAAACTACAGAAACAAGAGTTGCACTTACTGAAGCTTTAGCAAATCGTGAAGGTGTTTTAGCACAGGTAGAAGGTTTAAGGTCTGAACAACTTGCTAACGACTTAGCTTTAGAACGTGAACTATTAGAATTAACAAACCTACAAAGTGAAAGCGAAGCAACGCTATCTATAGAACGTAAGAAAGCAACTAATGAATTATTAACTGATGATCGTTTGAAGTTGCAAAACAAGTTAGACCTACTTGAAGAAGAAAAAGAAATAGAATTAGCAAGACTACAAACTGTAATTGATAGTGCTAAAGAAGGTACACTTGCAAAACTTGAAGCAGAAATAGAATTTAATACAAAAAAGCAAGAACTTGACCTTGAAAGATTAGCGACTGAAAAAGAACTTAAAGACTTAGACGATGAAAGAGAAAAGGAAAGGCAAAAAAGACGATTAGACTTTTTAAAAAATACACAAGAAAAATCTTTTGAAGTTATTAGTCAATTTGCACAATTAAGAATAGACAAATTTGCAGCACTAAATCAACAAGTTATAGACAACGAAGAACTTACTGACAAGCAGAAAGATAAAATGCTTAAAGAAAATAACAAAAAAGCAAAAAAAGCTTTTGAAGTACAAAAAGCTGCAAGTATTGCTGCAGCTTTAGTAACGACTTATCAAAGTGCAATAAGTGCTTATCAATCACAGTTTGTACCAATACCCGACCCATCTTCACCTGTAAGAGGTGGTATTGCAGCAGGTCTTGCAGTAGCAACAGGACTTGCAAACGTGGCAAGTATTGCACGGCAGAAGTTTGAAGGTGCAAGTATAAGTGGCAGTCAATCACCAAGTGGTGAAATTAGTGGTGGTGAAGCACAAGCACCAAGCTTTAACGTTGTAGGTGATAGCGGCGTAAACCAATTAGCACAATTACAACAACAACCAACACAAGCATTTGTCGTTAGTGGCGAAGTTACAACTGCACAAGCGTTAGACCGAAACCGTGTGCAAAATGCAACACTTTAACAATTTAAAAGTTATTATAATATGAACAAAGAATCAAGAGCGTTTAAAATCGTAGAACTTGTAATAGACGAAGCAGACGAACAAAGCGGAATAGAAGCCATTAGCGTTGTCGAATCACCTGCAATAGAAGAAAACTTTGTAGCACTAAATAAACACGAAATACTTTTGAAAGAAGTAGATAGTGAAAAGCGTATTCTTATGGGTGCGGCTTTAGTGCCTAACAAACAAATTTACAGACGTAACGACAAGACGAACGAAGAATACTATATTTACTTTTCAGAAGACACAGTAAGAAAAGCTTCTGAACTATTCTTTAAGAAGTCTAATCACCAAAACGCAACTTTAGAGCATTCACAAAAAGTAGACGGCACTACAATAGTTGAAAGTTGGATAGTAGAAAACAGTAAAACGGACAAGTCTGCACTTTACGGTATGGATATGCCTAAAGGTACTTGGATGGTTTCTATGAAGATAGACAACGAAGATATATACAAGAAAGCCAAAGATGGTTCTATTCGTGGTTTCAGTATAGAAGGATTTTTTGCCGACAAGTACGACTTAAACACGGAATCTTTAAAAGACTTAGAAGAAAGGTTTACAGTAGAAGAACTTAAAGAACTTCTAAGCAAAGAAGAATTAGAAAGTTATAGCGACTATCCGGAAAGCGTAAGCAACAATGCTAAACGTGGAATAGAACTTAACAAAGCAGTAGGTAATAAATGCGCTACACAAGTAGGTAAGGTTCGGGCACAACAATTAGCAAACGGTGAACCTGTAAGCGAAAGAACAATTAA